GTACCGCAACCTTCACCATCAGTGGCTTGTCGCACAGCTCGTAGCTGTCGCGTGGGTTAGGCACGTTCACCGCGCGGCAAATGCTCGACAGTGTACGCTGCGCAATCTCAACGGCAGTCTGGTTTGGGTTCTTCAGGTTCAGACGATCAAACGCCTTGCGACCCTGATACTGGCCTTCGATCACATCCAACTGAAGCTGAAGGTAAGATCCAGTCCCAGCCTTGGTCGGCTTCTCTTCAGTCTCAGAAATCACACATTTGTACCACCCAGCAGGGAGCGGCTCCATTGATGTCTGTGGCTCTACTTCCAGTGCGTTAAATCCATTCAAGTCCATGTTAATCTCCTTTACTTAGCTACAAAGTTTGCGAATGGGTTGCCGCCTTCAAACGTGAAAGGCAGCGGCTCGTCGATGTTGAAACGATTTTTGGTGACGCTTGACGCCTGTGGAAAGCACAGGATCTCGCGCTCCCCAGTTGAGATGGCGCGTTTCTTGTCGCCCTCTCCTTTGACAAATGTCTTCAGTCGGATCAGCCCAACCAAGTCCACGTTGTCCGTGTAATGCGGAATGCTACGCTTGTGCATCCGCACAGTGTACCGCGCATATGGGTCCATGTCTGGCAGATCCATTGTCTCTGTATCTGCGTGGCCAATGAACACCACATTCATGCCAGTCTGGTAGGCCAGTGACCCAGCCCACTCACGGATCTGGCGGTGCTTCTCTGCCGCTGTCGCGTACCCTGCACCATATCCACCCCCAGCTTGGTTGATGGACTTTGCCTTTGGATCTGCCGCGACAATCTCGCTTTCGATCAATGTTGCCAACTGCGTGATGCTGTCGATCACCACAGTCTTAAAGTCATGCTCTTGCGTGGCCAATGCCTCAATCGCATCCAGAACATCCTGACTGCTCTGCGCAAGATCAAACAAGCTCACATCCTCGTTACCCTGCAAGCTTGCTGTCCCATCCTCAGTCCGTATGAAGACTGGCTTTGGAAACATGGCGGCAAGAGTTGTCTTGCCCATGCCGCCTTCACCAAACAGGGTCGCGATGATAGGTCGCTGTCCTGTTGGTTTCGATAGTTGTTTTAAATCAATGGCCATTTATTTTGCTCCTTTCGTAAGTAGCTCGTCGCACTCATTTATTATTTTTTGAATGGTTTCTGAGTAAGGTTTCGCATCTTGTAAAACCTCTACTTTCACGCCAATTTTGCCTTGTTTACTTTCAAATGCCTTGGCGACTTTGCGCCATAACACTGGTTCTTTTTCAGCCAAGTAACGACAGCCCACTGCATCAGCAGACACAGTTGTCTTTACTGGATGCATATGCTCTGGGATTTTGTCTTTGACCTTGTCCCACATCAATGGATCAACCTTGCGTGAAACTGGCTGTGTCAGCGTCACCTTGTGGCTTTCGAGCTTGTGGGAAATCGAGCCTTCGTCTTTCGCTTCTAAAGCTTTGACTAGCTGCTCTTCAATCGCGTGGCGCTTCGCGATCACTTCTTTTTCTTGCGCCTTGATAGCCAACCATTCAGCGGCTAAACCGTCAATATTGCTCATGGCAATTTCCTTTCTTTTCTCTCTCTACAAAAATCGGTTTACAGAAATTATTTCAGCCTGTAAAGAAGAATTTGTAAAAAATAAAAATTCAGTAAGTGAGGAGCAATAAATTATGACAAACCTAATGCCACTAGATGACATCCGAAATGCCTTACAAGACAGGCGTCTGACTGTCGTCGCAGAGAAGTCTGGTCTGTCACATCCAACTGTAAAAGGTGTGGCCGATGGCAATGAGCAAATCAGTCTTAATACATGGAAGAAACTGTCTGAGTATCTAAAGGAAGCAAAATGAACATATCAGATTACTGCTCAAAACTGGGGTGGTATCTGGTAACAATACCAGCGGGTTCTAAAGGTCCAACCAGATTCGGTTGGCAGCAGCCAGAACGAGCGCTATCAGATCCACAGGCAGCAAAAGAATACTATGAGAAAAACGAAACCCACAACGTCGGGATACTTCATAGTGCGTCAGGCACATGTGCAATCGACATCGATAATGTCGAACACACTAAGATTATCTTCGATGAGCTAGGCATCAACTTCAGCGATCTCATGAACTCAGCGCCCCAGATCGTGGGACGTGAAAACCGTGGCAAGCTTCTCTTCAAAGCGCCACCTGATCTTGTTACCCACAAGATTTCATGGCCAACCAAGGATGACCCACGCAAGACCGAAGTCGTCTTCGAGCTTCGAGCTGGAGCCGTTCAAGATGTCCTACCACCATCAATTCACCCAGACACTGGCCGTCCTTATGAGTGGGCTGGCAAATCTATTTGGGATGGGTTGCCAGAGTTGCCGCACCAGTTGCTGACCCTCTGGAGAGAGTGGGACCGTTTCCGTCCACAGCTACAGAATATGTGTCCGTGGAAGGCAGCGCCTGAGTTCCAACCACCGCGCAAGCCAAGACCAAAGGGCGACGGCACGTCCGTGATCGATACCTTCAATGAAGCCTACGACATGCACACGCTCCTAGAGCAGTACGGCTACAAGCGCACAGGTCGCAATCGCTACCTCTCACCCAACAGCACCTCTGGTCTAGCTGGGGTCAAACTCTTCGATGATGGTCGCGCCTATAGCCACCATGCATCAGATCCCTTCGACAGCGCCCACAGCTTCGATGCCTTCGAACTCTGGATGCAGTACGAACATCAGGGCAACATGACCAAAGCTGTCAAAGAAGCAGCCACCCTACTCAACGTCACCCAAGATGAAGAGTACGAATATGATCGCGAGGCCATCGAACACGGCGCTCAAGTGGCCGCGCAAATATTAAAGACACCAGTCGCAAAGAAAGAAACAGGCCCACTCGACAATATCCCAGAGAGCCTACTGAGTGTCCCCGGTATCCTACAGGATGTCGTCAACTACTACACAGTCACAGCCATCAAGCCACAACCCCAGTTTGCAGTCCAAGCGGCACTCGCATTTGGATCTGTCGTCATGGGTCGGCGCTGGGTTACAGACCAGAGAAACTTCTCATCTCTGTTCTTCCTAAACATTGGCGAGACTGGGTCAGGCAAAGAACACACAAAGACCGTCCTCGAAAACCTACTTGAAGAAGCTGACCTCGAAGAGCTGATCGGGCCAGCAGGGTACACATCAGGATCTGGCGTTGTCTCGACCTTAACCAAAAAGCCAACCCACGTTTCCGTCATTGACGAACTGGGACGCCAGCTCCAAGCAGCCACAGCCAAGGGAATGCAACACAAGGCAGACGGCATCACAGCCATCATGGAAGTCTTTGGTCGCCAAGACGGTACGCTACGCCAACAAGGTTACGCAACCAATACCATGAAGTCAGCCGAAGCTGAGAAGCTGGAGAAGGTTATCAAGCGACCATCACTGACACTGGTGGGTATGTCCACACCCTTCGAGTTCCTCAAAGCCATCAGCGGTGGCGACGTGGCCTCTGGTCTGCTCAATCGTTTCATCATCGTGAAGTCAGAGATCGGTGTCCAGATGTCCCAGAAGAAGCGCCAGTCATCGATCAGTGATCGTCTGGCAAAGTGGGCAAAGGATCACGCAACAGCTCACGAAGGAACCCTCGACGCTGGTAACATCCACGACATGCCACCACACCCAATCGAAGTTCCCTTCACGCCTGAAGCTGAAACCATCCTACGCGATTACGAGGAGCGGCTGGTAGACGCAATCAAGAAGGAGTCAGGCACTGGTCTGGAAGCCATGTACAATCGATCACGCGAGATCGCCATGCGCCTGTCCCTGATCATCGCAAGGTCAATGGGCCACGATGAGATCGGTCCCGATGCCGTCACATGGGCCATCGAATATGTCGATCACTACGCCAACCAGACCATCGAAATGTTCAGGCTCAACATGGCTGAAGGTCCGTTCCAAGCTTGCTGCAAAGAAGTCTTTGCCAAGATCGAAAAGGCTGGCCTCGAAGGGATCACTGAACGTGACATCTCACGCTCCGTTTCCAAGTTCGCAAACCTCGAACCCAAACGTCGCAAAGATGTGATGGACGCACTCACAGAAGACCGTGGCATTGAGTGCCGTCAGACCAACGTAGGACAGCGTGGAAAGCCTCGTTTCGCCTACTTTGCACCACCAACGCATTAATGGCAGTATTTATGTCATTGCTAATTAGGGCGGTTTTTCGCCCTAATATCAACGGCTTAGTATTAATGGCATTTATGTCAATTTGGCAGATACTATTTAGCACTTATGACCCCCCTACCCCCATACCCCCAGAAGAGGGGTAGAAGGGGGGGTATGACGTAATGACAATAATAATAATAATAATAATATAATTATATATATACCTATATAAATAAGGTGTTTCGTAAGAATTATTTATGGCAGATCTTGAAACTGCCATTATTCAGACATAAATGAC